CGGCAAAGAAGTCTGTAATGGCGAAAAAAATAGCATCACGCGATGCTAAAGAGACAGCGCGACAAGACAAAGCTAAGGCAAAAACCGCTGTTAGTAGGCCGACACCTAAGCGTCCTTCAGCAATCAGCTTGAAGAATGCCGCCGAACAAAAAGCAAAACGCCCTATGAAACCCGAAGTACCGCCTACAAGTAGGGTTAAGCCGCCTAAAGCAGACGGTAGAGGGACTGTTACAGGTAAAGGTGGGCGAAACGTTGGTGGTGGAGCCTACGAAAGAGCTAACGTAACTAAAGAGCAGTTAGATGCTTCAGGTATGAGCTTACGAAACTACCTTAACTTCATGGATAAAAACGGCAAGCGTCCACCTAAAGCTAAGAAAATGATGGGTGGCGGTATGGCTATGAAGTCTAAGGGTTACGCAAAAGGTGGCATGATGAAAACTAAGATGGGTACTAAAGGCGGCGCTATGGGCGGCAAGATGAAGACCAAGGGCATGTCTGCTGGTGGTAAGCTACCAATGGTCAAAGATCCTAAGACTGGTAAGATGATTCCTGCATACGCTGCCGATGGTAAGGGCAAGATGATGGCTGGTGGTAAGGTCAAGTCTAAAGGCATGGCTAAAGGCGGCATGATGAAGACCAAGGGCTACTCTAAAGGTGGTGCCATGAAGACCAAGGGCTACTCTAAAGGTGGCGTTGCTGGTGGTAAGAAGAACAAGGTTCGTGGCGCAGGTATTGCTCGTAAGGGCGTACGTCCAGCGAAGATGCGATGAGAAGCTACTATAAGACAGGCGGCAAGGTTAAGTCGGGCGGGAAAATCTGCCCTTCGGGTAAGGCGTGGGCAAAGCGTACGTTTGATACCTATCCGTCTGCTTATGCGAATATGGCAGCGTCTAAATACTGCAAAGACCCTAGTTATGCTAGGGGCAGTAAGAAGAAAAAGAAGAAGTAATGGGACAGCTTAAACAATGGCGAGATCAACAGTGGGTTCGTATTGGTGCTGATGGCGGCATTAAAGGCCCATGTGGTACGTCGAAAGACAAAAAGAACCCAGACCGTTGTTTACCTAAAGCTAAGGCGCAGTCACTGAGCAAAGCGGAACGCGCTACCACTGCCCGTAAGAAGAAAAAAGCTGGCGCAAAAGGTCAGCAGGTAGTTAGTAATACCAAGGCTGCTAAAGTTAGAACCGCTAGAGAAGGTGGTATGATACGCGCAAACCACAAGGGCTGTGGGGCAGTAATGAACAACCGCAGAAAGAAGACTCTGTACGTATAGGAACAAGACATGACTACATCTGGAACAACAGCATTTGACATGGATTTCACGGAGATCGCTGAAGAGGCGTGGGAACGTGCGGGTCGTGAAATGCGTTCTGGGTATGATCTTCGTACTGCCAGACGCTCTATGAACTTGATGACTATTGAGTGGCAGAACCGTGGTATCAACTTGTGGACGATTGACGAAGGCGTTATAAGCCTAGTTGAAGGTACTTCTGAATACACGCTCCCCGCCGATACCATTGACCTACTAGAACAAGTTATACGTACCAACAGTGGCGTAGAGGCTACGCAGCAAGACCTTACTATTAACCGTATTAGTGTAAGCACGTATGCGTCTATACCAAACAAGTTAACACAAGGCAGGCCGATTCAAGTGTGGATCGAGCGGCTACGTGATGCTCCTACGATAAACGTATGGCCTGTACCTGACAGTGACGACTACATATTTAAGTATTACCGTATGAGACGTATACAGGATGCAGGTAGCGGCGTAGAGACTGCGGATATGAACTTCCGTTTCTTACCGTGTTTAGTGGCTGGGCTGGCTTACTACATATCTATGAAAGTACCGGAGCTTATGGCGCGGATGCCAATGCTAAAAGAGGCTTATGAAGAGCAATTTGCGTTAGCGGCTGGGGAAGATAGAGACAAGACCTCCGCACGGTTTGTACCTAGAATTAGTTATGTCTAGTAGGTTTGCTTCTAATAAAAGGGCTATAGCTGAGTGCGACGTATGCGGGTTTCAATACAAGCTACGAGAACTCAAAGACTTAGTTGTAAAGGGTAGAGATACAAACCTAAAAGCGTGCCATGAGTGTTGGAATCCTGACCATCCCCAGTTAAAGTTGGGTGAGTTTCCGGTTAATGATCCACAGGCGATACGTAACCCCAGACCAGACCGTAGTTTGTCGTTAGCTGGCGCTAATAGTAGCCGCCAGATACAATGGGGCTGGAACCCTGTAGGCGCAGGCAACGATCCGTTTGGGTTAACACCTAATGACTTAGTTGCTGTAGGTGGAGTAGGAACAGTTACAATAGTAATTACAGAGTAAGACTTATGAAGAACACTAGCAAAATCAAAGAAGTAAAGAACGCACCTAAGACTGACATGAAAGGTGTTAAAACTACCGGCATCAAAGTACGTGGTACTGGCGCTGCTACTAAAGGACTTATGGCTCGTGGGCCTATGGCGTAGATATGAACTACACTGAGTTGACTACTAATATTGAAGACATTTGTGAAACATCGTTTACAAGTGACCAGCTTGCTCTGTTCGTACAACAGACCGAGCAGAAAATTCATAATGCTGTACAGATACCCGCACTACGTAAAAATGTAACGGGTACTATGACTCAAAGTGTTACATATCTAGCTATACCCAGCGATTTTTTGTACGTGTATAGCCTTGCAGTTATAGACTCTAGCGGGAATTACCATTACCTGCTAAACAAGGATGTTAACTTTGTTCGTGAGGCGTACCCTAGTTCGTCTTCTACAGGACTACCTAAACACTACGCTGTGTTTAACAATATATCGTTTCTCCTTGGGCCAATGCCTGACAGCAGCTATACCACAGAATTACATTATGGGTACTACCCAGAGTCTATTGTCACAGCGGGTACTTCTTGGCTTGGCACTGAGTTTGATTCTGCGCTACTTAATGGTTCTTTGGTTGAAGCCATACGATTTATGAAGGGTGAGCCTGATCTAGTCGCGCTGTATGACAAGATGTACGTAACATCTATGTCTCTACTCAAAGTACTAGCTGACGGTAAGTTACGTTCTGATACGTACCGCTCTGGTCAACCTAGAATGACGGTGCAGTAACGTATGTTTTTTGAAGCTCCTAAGTTAGAAGTAGGTAACGTATTAGTAACAACCACAACTAATAAAGGGCATGACCCTGAGTTTTGGGCGCAAACAATAGCGGATAGAGTTGTAAGCGTTGGTGGTAATTGTCATCCAGCTATCGCTCAACAGGCAGAAGAGTTTAAAGACGCTGTTAAAGCTACGGCTTTGCACTACATTAAAGAAGCAATTAAGAGCGATAGGACTACACTTACCGCTGAATTTGAACGTCAAGGTCATAAAGATATGGCTGATATAATTAGGAGTCTATAATGGCTATTAGCACTGCAATGTGTACTTCGTTTAAGGTTGAGATTTTAAAGGGTGTCCATAATTTCACCGCTGCGGGAGATCAGTATAAACTTGCGCTGTACACAAGCTCCGCAACATTGGGCGCAGCTACAACTGCTTATACGAGTTCTAATGAGGCAAGTGGTACAAACTACACAGCAAAGGGTGCGTTCTTAACGTCTATAACCCCAGTGGCTAGTGGTACAACTGCTCTTGCTGACTTTGCCGACCTTACATTTTCAAATGTAACAATCACTGCAAATGGGGCGTTGATTTACGGTGAGGCTTTATCTGGCGATCCTAGCGTATGCTCGTTGGCTTTTGGTGGAGATAAGACTTCTACCGCTGGTGACTTTACTATCCAGTTTCCTACCGCTGACGCATCCAACGCGATCATTCGCATCGCATAGGGCATAACGTGTGGCAGCTATTAGCGGATGGGGCAGAGGTACTTGGGGCGAAGCTGGATGGGGTCAAACACTCCCAGTCACTGTCACGGGTGTCGCAGGCACTTCAGGCATCGGATCTGTCACGGTTTCGGCGGCGGCTGATGTTACCCCTACAGGCGTTGTCGGTACGGGCGCGGTCACTATTCCTACGGTTGATGCCGAAGCAAATGTTGCCGTCACAGGAGTTGTTGGCACAGGCGCGGTTACTACCGTCACTGTGGATGCGGAAGCCAATGTTTCTGTTACTGGTGTGGCGGGAACGTCTGCACTTGGTACAATCTCCCTTGTCACGAATAACACTCTTGTTCCAACGGGTGTTGCAGGAACAGGTGCAGCAGGTACAGTATCGACTACAGCCGATGCAAATGTTGCAGTTATCGGAGTTA